ATCTGCATTTGTGAAGTGGTCCTGCCAATACGTAAACGTCTTGTAGTCATTCGGCGTTCCCCAACCAAGGTAATAGTCCACTGGGAACACTACGACCTTCTTACCCATCTCCACGAGCGGCATGAGAAGGTTATCGACATAGAATTCGCCGTTGGTGCGGATGTTATGCTTCACGATGTGATGATACGCGGCCTTGAAGTCGCCGGCACGTCGAAAGAACATGGTCCCGATAATGGCATGAATGTTTGGCTTGTCTGCGAATGGCTTCTTGATCGACACATCCTGGAGAACCATATCATCGTCCACATCCAGCCACGCATACATCTGCGGTGCTAGAGCACTCGTAGGATGGTTAGAGAAGGACCATACAACCACGTCAATCGTAGGATTCTCCATGAGGGATCGCAGCCTCGCCGCCCAGTACAGAGCACCATTGTCGCAGGCCGTAATTGTGATGGGAGTATCGTCCGCAACATCCTCCAGTGCCACCATACAGGTCGTTGCCTGTCCGTTTGTGACATTCTCAATCTCAAATACCTTGGCCTTGGGAATGTATACCCGAACATCCTCGTTTTCCTTAAGCGTTATGATGCGAGTCTCCGCAGTTTGCGGTAGACATTCGAGAGCAGCAACCATCATCGGTTGTCCACTGATGGGGAGGAATGGTTTGGGGATTGTGTATCCCTCCATTGAGAAGCGGCTACCACGACCTGCCATGGGAAGAATGGTAAGCCCGCGCGCAGGAAACACAAGCTGAGGGGGGCGTTGAAAACACCCGTGCCACATTTGGTAGGTGCGAAGATCGTGAGGGGTGCCCCATTGTAGCATCTTGTCAATCTCGCTAACCCGAACTGCCATCCCCGCGGCAATCATGTGGTTGTAGACCATGCTTACGTAGAACTCCCCGTTGACTGTCTTCCCCGACTGCATAAGTCGGTATGCAAACTCTTTGAGAATCTTCCCAGTCCTGAAGTAGTATGTGCCATTGGATGCGTATTCGTTCATCTTGTTCTCGGTGAAGGGCATCTTCTCTCGCACTTCCACAGCCCATCCATCGATCTCGTCGACATACGCATACGTATCGGGACCTAGATGATGGGGATGAAAACCACGGTAGCACGCAATTCCACCGTCGGCTACACGGGATCGCATCTCTTGTAGAAACCGCTTGTAGTCCCAACGAGTACCGTAGTCGCAATAGGAAACGATCACCTCATCGTTGTCGGTTATGAAGTCGGAGGCATACATAATAGCATCGGCAGGTCCCTTGCCGCGATACGGGACGCTCACAATGTTTACACTCGGACATAGACGACGAAGGACCGACCGCATATCGGTAGACAGTAGATGATCGCTATTACAGATCGCGAGAACGTGATTCTCTCCAGGAAACAGATTCATCACATGCTCAATCATGGGTTTTCCATCCACGTCAATGAGCGGTTTGGGATCCACGTATCCGGCAGCCACAAATCGCTTTCCGACCCCCGACATGGGGAGAACGATCTGAACCATTTACTTACCCAAGCGTCGGTATATGAAAATGAAGATTACGACGCTTCCAACGTCGCGAAATCGGCAAGAGTGGAGCATTGGTCCCAATGTCACTCTAACGGGTTCCAACCTTCGCTATCCAAATGTTCTTCTACATACGGCCGAGGAGCTTGCGACGCCCTACAATGAGAAGACAATGTCGACAGGTGTTACGTCTGCCTATCCGTCGGGTGAATACGAACCATCGATGTCTACGTGTTCCCATCGCGTGGGCCGATCGTTCTTCTTCATATACAACACAGACAACTACTTTCACTTTCTATATGATAGTCTGCCCTATCTGTTCGACTACCTGCGTCTTCGAGCAGATGAACCCGTTAAGCTGCTGATGTCATCCGGACCACACTATCCTTTCGTAACAGACTGCTTGCGTCTTCTGAACATCCAGGAAACCGATATTGTATATGCCGACGGTAACGCCTCGTACGAGGAGGTGATCCTAGTCAATTCAATGACACACGACGGACACTCCAACGAGCCGCCTCATCCTCACGTGTGGGAACTTTACAAGAAGATGGTTTCGTTGGCCAGTCAGAATCCCATTGACACGCCCAAGAAGTTCTACGTTTCCCGTCGTTCGTGGATTCATGGCGATACCTCCAATATGGGGACCAACTATACGACGCGTCGCAAGATGATGGTGGAGGATGAACTCGTACAACGTCTGGCAGAGAATGGATATGCTGAGGTGTTCTGCGAGAAGCTGACGATGGCTGAAAAGATCCAGTATTTTGCCAACGCAACCCATGTTGTGGGTGCGATTGGAGGTGGCATGTGCAATCTCGTCTTCGCACGACCGGAGTGCGTTGTTGTTTCGATCAACAGCCCAGAGTTTGATACCATCAACTCCCGATTTCTATATACGATGTCTCATACGAACCTTACGCAGTTCCGTGAGACGGCACCAACCAACGGCTTGTATCGCCGTGTTCGCTACCGTGATTCGATCGGTGAGGTCGAGGGCGTGGCGGACGACAAGATCCAGCTCAACATTGGTAACGGTGTCACATGGAACAATGATGGAGCCAAGAACTACCAGTGGGTGCCTATCGGTGAAGTGGAGTTTCTTGACAACGGTCTAAACTCGCCTTGGAGCTTTGATGTGGACAAATGTATGAGCACAATACAATGAATGCGTTATTGATGTTCCATCAGGGATGGACCGATATTGTCAACTGTCTGCCACTCATCAATTGGTATGCGAAAAAATACACAAACCTGTTTGTGGTAATCCGTGAGGACGCCAGACAACTGGTTGGATTCTATCTACGAGGCCTTCGGAACGTGTTTCCGATCTACATTCCGAAGAGGATCATCGAGGTCGATTGGTTATCTCCTGTTGATGTGGCACATCTTCGTATTACGCGGTTCGAATTTATCGGTCACTATGACGTGCAGAGGCCTATGAACGATCCATACCGGAATGCGTATAATCGTCTCAATGCTGTAACGGATTATCCGTTTGAAAAACTCTTCTACGAGTCGTATAACATTCCGTATATCGAGCGTGTGAACAGTTTTACCTTGTATAGGGATCCGGTGGCAGAGGAAATGTACTACAACAAGCACGCGAAGCAAGAACCGTATATATGCGTTCACGCTGTAAACATCGAAGACCTTGTTGTCCAGCCAGCTGAGAACACAGATATCGTACGGCTTGGAGAGTCCAGCGAAACCTTTTTTGACGCGATTCGTGTTTTACAACATGCAAAGGCCATCCATGTCTTAGATTCCGTCTGGGCCGTCGTGTGTTACATGATTGACGCGAAGTATGGCATGCTTGAAACGGTCCCGGTATTCGTGTATTGTCAGCGAGACTTCAAGCGAATGTTCACAGAGCCCGTAGAACTACCCAACTGGACGATTGTTACTCCGTGATTTAGACGAACCTAATCGTATAGTAAGAAAATGGCATACTACGGCGCAGCATACTCCACCAGGGAGACAATTGACAACACCAAGTATTTCACGGATCAGATATTTGCGAACCGAATCCCAGGCACACTTGTGGAGTGCGGCGTTGCGGCAGGTGCTCAGATTGCCGCGATGCAGGAGCGGAACATCCTTTATCCCGAGAAGCGTTGGATCTATGCGTTTGACTCGTATGAGGGTATCCCACTTGCGTCCGATGATGACGATCAACAGCCAGGTGTCGAGGGCCCGAAGCCTGTTGTGAAGTATACCGATACCCGTGAGCTTCTGAAGAGCTCGGGTATCACGGTTCACTCCAAGGAGCGTGTTCAGGCGAATATGAAGCTGTGGTTTCCGAATAACTGGCAGAACATCGTGCTTGTGAAGGGATGGTTCCAGGATACCCTACAGCCATACGTGAGCGTCCTCAAGCAGCTGGGTGGAATCGCGCTTCTCCGTCTGGATGGTGATCTTTACGAGTCGACCAAGGTAAGCCTTGAGGTCCTGTTTCCTCTCATGAATGTCGGAGGCGTTCTCATCATTGACGACTGGGAGCTGACGGGATGCCGCAAGGCCTGCGAGGAGTACTTCGCAACCCAGTTTGTTGACCGGGTCGAACAGCCGTACGGCGAGGCAGTTGGTCCTGCGTATTTCGTCAAGATGGCTTAATCCCAATGTATACAAATGCGCGTCCTAGGTCACCAAGGATGGACAGATTTCTTTAGCCAATTTGGTCTATACAACCACATGTATCGTAAATATGGAAATGCAACTGTTATGGTTGTTCAACCCGAACAGTTGCCTTTTGTGCGTCGCCTCTTTTTCGATACCGGAATCGATGTCGAACTTGCCGATCTTTCACCGATAGGATCTGGAACATGTGTTCTGTGCCATCAAACTGGGTCCCCGGTGGCGTGTCCGCGTGCTGGAGGAAGGTGTAAATATCCAACGCAGCCGTTCGTTGGCCTCTGCGCATTCGACGATTATTCAAAATGGGCTCGATTTCGTGAGACGACGATGGTAAGTTTTGTCGAAGCATTTTATATATACCACGATCTCCCAGCGTCAACAATGTATGATCACTTCAACGTGAAACGCACCCCCGCAACAGAAATTCAACATATCACAGATGTTCCTTATTACGTATATCACACACAGCCGGCGTTTCCTCTTCGATTGCCTCGCGGATATGCGGTTAAGCTAGAAAACAGTTCGTCGGACTTCTTTCAGTCGCTGGGCCTCATAGAGCACGCTACAGAGATTCATCTACTACAATCATCGTATTCTATGTTTGTGTATCTTCTACAGCTCAAATACGGGCTCCTCTCTAATAAGAGCATATTTGTCCATACATACGCACGTACAAACGCAAACACGGAGTATCGCAACGTTAATCGTCACCCTCAATTGCCCAACTGGACATTCTTGTAATATGTCGCATTAAACTTGTGAACAGAATGCAGAGAGTCGGGCAACACGGTCCAAAGCGGGATGTCCCACCACAGTGACGGGAACAGCGAAAATGTAGAATACCGCATCGACGCAATGATGATAGAAGTCGACTTCATCATCCATGTGTCAAAATAACTAGATAGCAGCTTGTGATCGTTAGCAGGCGCAATCACTCGACAACCGATAGACTCGATGAAGGCAATATACTCGCCGCGCGCCGAGGGATCGTCCGTCGCAATATAGAAATCGGTGTAACCGCTGTCCTTGGCAGTCTGGATAGCTGCGAATGTCTCTTGGTTCAGAAGAGCGAGTTCGTCCTTTACGATTTGCGTTTCACACACTCCGCGCAGTTTATCTGTGCGCCGCAAGTGAACGGTTACATAAGGCCTCTCTGGTACATATCGAGTCACCTTGAGTTTCAACTCTGATTTCACTTCATCTACGATCGCCAACCACTCCGAAAGGCCGATGGGAAACCACCCTGCGATGTATCGTTCATGAAAAACTGTTGGAGACGTAGTTCCACCGATGTACTGCTTCCATTCGTGAGCGGTGTTTGCGACAGATGTATACTCTATCTGGACTTCCGAAGGGAGCCGGAAGAAGGACAGAAAGTTCTTGAGTCGAGTATCCTGAAACCTCCACTCTGGAATGTCGCTGTAATCGGGCATACCTGGGAAATCCTGCCAACGAATATATAGGCGCATATTCCTTGCGCGTGCGTACGAAGCGAGAAGTAGTAGGTCCATCATACGATCCCCGTATCCAGACAGGACAAAGTTATTCACAACGAGAGTCTCCATTTATTCTCTTAAAGTAACCCCCCAGTGTAAGTGGCCTCTTTCCGTGGACCGACGCGCTCGCCCAATCATCGATATAACGAGACATTGGAATGATACGAAAATCAATAGATAATCGGCTTAAGCCTGTAGTATTTGTCACGTTGTAGTGCCGGCACTTGTTCCCGTAAAAACAGAACACATCGCCAACTGAAAGGTTTACGGGGTGGAAGTCTTCCTTTCCAGGCTCACTTTCGACGTAGACGGAGTTTGTGTCAAACATGGGTGTGATAGGAACGATGAAGTTGATCTCTCCTGGCTGATGATTATAATCTGCATCACAATGGCATCCGATACGGTCATTTGTATCATCGTTTCGGATCCCAAGAGCAGTGTTGTTTGGGATTCCGATACGAAAAGACGGATCCACCTGAACGGCATATGCAGAATCAGAATACCTGGGAAGGATAATATCCTTTACAAACGTCTCATAGATACCGATCATCTCTCCGTATAGTGGAGAATCATAGTAGTGTCTATGAAACCATGTCTTCGTATCTTCTTCAAATGTTATCTGGTCGTTCGACCTCGGCCGCAGTTCATGGGCGCGTTGGAGGTCTTTTATATCGAATATCCGCTTTACTATGTCCTGGAAGTCATACTTCATTGCATCATATGATAAAGTATGTTCTACGAACATTACTATAGTAGTTAAAAATAGTTACAAACAATACACGCACATCACAACTGTACTCGGGTTTCCGTATACAGTTGTGGGTTTCCCTATTTTTGACACATTGAAATATATAGAGGCCAGGTCTCAGATCATAGACTTAAACGATTCTGTGTATGTTCACAACATATGAGTGTGTCTATCGTTTATTGTTCATGCTACATGTATCGCAGTTTGTGGACTCCGTTCATGGAGCTGAAGCGACGGTACTTCAACAACGACTCGATCAAGATGTATCTCTGTACGGATGGACCCCTCGAGGAGATCCGCGCAAAGATGGGCGATATCCCCATTTTACACTATGGCGAGCTGGCAAACAACAATACGAACTATATGACGCGCGTGGCGTCGTATCTAAAAAGGATTGATACGAAATATGTCATCTTTTGGTGTGATGACATGTTTCTAACCGGTCCTGTGGATTGGGCGTCTTTCAGCGACGCACATACTCTCATGGAAGCAAATCCACATGTCAAGCTCATAAAGCTTTCGGAATGTTCCTGGCCGTTCGGTGGCAGAACCATTGAAGCTGGAAGTACTCTATTTCAGTTGGCGACTCCACGGGACGCATACATTATGAATGTTCAGCCCACATTGTTCGACCGGGCATTTCTTCCGGCTGCACAGGAGTTTCTACAGAAAGAGGGAATTGACATCGAGCTATGCGACAAAAACTGTATTTACGACGTCCGTGAAAAGAGCAACACGGACACTCTGAACCCTCATTTAAAAATTGAGTTACACGAGTGGTTCCACATCAGTGTTTGAAATGTTGAAGAAAGTACTCCAGATGTTCGGGTGCCCGATACGATACGCATCCATTCTCGTTTGAGAACGCATGTGTGGGTTTCCCCGTTTTTTTTGATTTTTAAATAGTTAGTCATCCAACTCTCGCGCTTAGTTGGAGTAGGCAAGGCCGCCCATGCCGGACATCACGCGCAGGACGTTGTAGTTGACGGCGTACACTCGCACCTGGGCCGTGCGCCCACCACGGACCGTGTTGACGGAGACCGTGAGCTGGAGCGTCGCCTTGTCAATGCGAGAGAAGTTGCAGGTGCCGCTGGGCTGGTGCTCCTCGGGCTTCAGCGCGAAGGAATACACGTTGATGCCAACCTGGGGCGTGCGGCTGTGGTGCTGGTAGGGCTGCACGCGGTCGAAGTACCGGCCCTCACGCTCCGTGAACCGATCCTGGCCGTTGAGCTGCAGCTTGGCAACCTCCACGGGGTTCTTGCCCGAGCAGCGCACGCCGGAGTCGAGGATGACCTTGGCGAGCAGGTAGTTGGTCGTGTCGGCGAAGACCTCATCACCCGCATCCGAGATCGAGTCCAGCCAAGACGCACCGGCCAGGGAAGGACCGACCGCAATGCCCAGACCAGGCAGGTAGGGGCCCGAGGGACCATCACCCGTCGTCGTCGGCACAACCGTCGTGGAGGCACCGCCGCCCAGGGAGCCACGGGCCAGGACGTCCATCACGATGCCCTCCGTCGTGAAGTCATCCGTGTAGTTGAAAGGCTGGCAGCCGTTGACCTCCGAGATGAAGTTCTGGTTGGGCGTGCAGTCCACGAACGAGTCGCGCTGGACAACCCACACAAGCTCCTTGACGGGGTGGTTGAAGTTCAGCTGGATCTTGTTGGACGAGGACGTGATGCTCTCCGCACCCGTGAACTGGAGCTGCTCAATCAGGTACTCGTGCGTCTGCTGGGCGAACCGGCGACGCTCCTCCGTGTCGAGGTACACGTAGTCAATGTAGAGCGATGCGGCCGTCAGCGACTGGATCGCCGTGGAAGCCGCCGTGCTGCCGATCAGCTCGTAGTAGGTGCAGTTGATCCACTGCTCAAACTCCACGTTGATGCGCACCTCGTGGTACTGGAGGGCGATCAGGGGAATGGCAAGACCGGGGTTGCGGCAGAACCAGAACTGCAGGGGGATGTAGAGCGTCTTCGCAGGCGTGCCCGCGCGGGGGGCGCAGGAGTTCGTCAGCTCAGCGCCGGCGCAGGAGGCATCAAGAGCATAGCCCTTGCGATCCTTCATCAGCACCAGGTCGTGCGTGTTGCCGACCATGTCGTCAAGCGCCGCGATCGTGCCCGCATCCTGGGACAGCTGCGTCCAGATCTGGAGCCAGTCGCCATACTGGCGATCAATGCGCTGGCCACCAATCTCAAGCTCAATCACCTTCAGCAGACGGTGACCGATGTAGTTGAGCCAGCGGAAGCGGTTCAGGTTCGTGCTACCGCCCACCAGGTCAACCGCGGGGAGAACCACCTGGACATACGTGCGGTACATCAGGTCGGCGTTACGGTTAATCACCGCCGTCACGCGCTTGTTGAAGTCGGCCTGGCCGTTGAACGTCACCTCAATGGACTCCATGGCGAAGTTCGTATGCCGCTTGTACAGCACCTTCCAGAACGTGATCTGGGGGTTGCCGGAGATGTAGATATCCTGTGCGCCATAGCTGACAAGCTGAAGAAGACCACCACCCATGTTTGTTGTGTTGAATGGCAATATTATTTTCCAGCCTCCTTCGGGCGCACGGATTCTCTCTTTTCAGCGCACTAGAGTGCATCTGCCTGTGCACGAGTGTAACATGCCCTACAAAGGGTTTCATACTTCTCTGTGCCGCCAATCAGAATCCTTTCAGTCGATTCCACGTGGCGGTGGCTGAAAATTCCAGGCGTTCCATTCGCACATCGACGGCAAAAAGCAGACAACTTAGTGACTCGATCTGCAAGTGAAATGCAATCCAAAAGCTCTCCAAACACACCACGATCGCTATCTCCATCCAATCCAACCAAATACAACTTCTTTCCTAGCTTCTCAACAACATAAAGAACAAACTCTCGAAGTCCAGTAAAGAACTGTGCCTCATCCACAATCACAACTTCCACATCTTCAATCATTGATCGCATAACAACATTCCGAAGACTTTGGATCTTCGCAATCCGAATTCCCGTCTCGTGTGCCGTGATCATATCCTCCTCGTGATATGCGTAACTCGTGTCTGTTGAATGTTCAATAATATAGACGGGCGTTTTGATAGCAGCATAGCTGTTCGCAGTGTTTTTGATAAAGGTAGATTTACCCGCAAACATAGGACCAATCACGATATCCAACGACATTTATGGTATACCACTTTCACTGTGAAAACTATATATAGAAAATGGAGGCTCTTGCTATCGTCGCCGCCCTTGCGTTGAGTATTGGTGCGTGTGGGTGTATAATGTGGGTTGTTCGGCAATGTACGAGGCCTGCGATGAAGGCATCACGGTCGGACACGGATCTTACGAATCTTGTTGGGGACTCGCTTCCGACTGGACGTTCACCTGTATAGGATTCTCTTGTCAGAGTAAAAATGGTTAATCTTGGGTTTCTTGGATCGCTTGCCGTAAAGGTTCAGAATCGTCGCGCGGTCCAGCCTGTTGTAGTGGTGGTTGAGCCCGTGGTTGAGCCTGTGGTTGAGCCTGTGGTTGAGCCTGTGGTTGAGCCCGTGGTTGAGCCTGTGGTTGAGCCTGTGGTTGAGCCCGTGGTTGAGCCCGTGGTTGAGCCCGTGGTTGAGTAAATTACTCCAACATCATTCGTGGGACAATGTGCATCGCTTCCAATTCCTGCATCCACAACTTCATAGCGTACGGGATTGTCTTGTTGATGAACTCTGTCTTGTTCCCACAGGTCCCGCAACTGTAGATGGACTCTTCCTCATTCATGATGGCTAATGTGCCACACGTCTTACAGATTCCCGTCGGGAAGGGATCTGAGACATCCATCAGTCGTTCCTTGGTGAACGCCGCGGCTCCGTGGCTCAGCAAGCAATCGCGCTCCATCTCTCCCACACGCAATCCACCATCTCGGCTACGTCCTTCACAAGGCTGACGTGTCAGTGACACAATCGGCCCCTTGCCACGACTGTGCTTCTTGTCAATCACCATGTGCTTCAGACGCTGGTAGAAGGTAGGCCCCATGAATATCTCGGCCTGCATCATCTCGCCCGTCTGGCCGTTGTAGAGCGTCTCATTCCCATACGGATGGTATCCAAGCTCCAGCATGTGAGCCTTCAGATCCTCCACCTTCAGATGGCTATACGGTGTGCCATCGCCCAGCGTGCCCTTGTTGACGCCAATCTTGCCGAAGATGTTCTCCATCAACTGTGCGATCGTCATGCGCGACGGCACAGCGTGAGGGTTCATAATCAGATCCGGACGCAGACCGCTTCCCGTGAACGGCATATCCTCCTCATTCAACATCATGCCCACAGTTCCCTTCTGACCGTGGCGCGAACTGAACTTGTCACCAATCTGCGGCACACGTTCCGAAACGACGCGAACCTTGACGAATGGATATCCGTCGCTGTTCTTGTCCTGCCACACGCCATCAATACGGCATGGCTCCGTGTTCTTGTGCGTCGTGGACGCATCGCGATACGCATACCCGGCAGAGTCATTACGAAGGTTCACAACCTTGCCAATGATCACATCGTTCTCCTGAAGAGTCGCGTGGAGAATTGGGATGCCGTTCTCACCCACGGCGTTGTACGAGGTGTTCTTGTACTTGCGCGTATTGTGCTTCATCGGCTTCATGAACTTCTCCTCACGACCCGACGTCACGTTACGATGCTCCTCGTCCTTGTACATCGTATAGTAGAGTCCACGCATGAACCCGCGAGCCACAGAGGACTTGTTCATGATGATGGAATCCTCCTGGTTGTAGCCACCGTAACACGCGATCGCAACAATCGCATTCATGCCATACGGCATCTCGTGCTGCTTCAGAATGTTCATGGAACGTGTCTCCACAATCGGCCGTGTCAGCGAGCACAGCAGATACCCATTCTTGTCCAGCCGCTTCGCATAGTTGCCGGCATAGATGCACATCGCCTGCTTGCCCATCGCCGACTGATAGGTATTACGAGGCGACTGGTTGTGATCCGAGAGCGGAATGCTGCTGGCCATGTGGCCAATGAGCATGCTCGGATGGATCTCGTGGTGAGTGTGATGAGGAGTGACAGACTCCTTGTTGAAAGCAATCCGCAGCGTCTCCGTCTCAGACGCGTCAATGTACTCAATACACGTCTTAAGCCACGTGTTCCAGTCAGCGTTCTTATCAGGCCACGCACAGCCAATCCGGAACACTGGTCGGACCAGACGACCCGCATCGGTCTCAATGGTCACCGTGTTCATCAGCGTATACCACGCAATGGAGATGTGAGGGTGAAGACGGAAGGAATGCTTGGCAGCCCGCAGCTGGTCCACGAGCACCTTCGGGTTCTTCGTATAACCGATAATCACACCGTTCAGCGTGACTGCGGTTCCCTCGTACACACGAGGCGTGTCAATCCAGGTGATCTCGCCGTGATCCTGGAGGAAGTGTGTGACCGTGTTGCTCGGAGTGTGCTGAGACACAGACGTCAGCAGACTCATGTTCTTCACGATACCCACCGAATGGCCCTCCGGTGTCTCTACCGGACAGACGAAGCCCCACGAACTGCCGTGAAGCTTGCGGGGTGCGAGCAGCTTGCCCGACTTCTCCACCGGCGTCTGGATACGACGCAGATGGCTGAGTGTGGCCGTATAACTCATACGAGCCAATACCTGCGAGACACCCACCTTGGTCGCATTGGACAGCGAAGTGGAACTGCTGGTGCCTAGACCCTGAACTGTGAAGTTACCCGTAGCGAGCGCCTGCTTCAGCTTGCCCTCAATGGTGGAGAGCTTGAGAATCTTGTAGAGGTTGTTGATGTTTAGAATGTCCATCGGACGCGGTGTATCGCCCTTCTTCCACGAGTCGTTGTTCACCTCCTGAACAAACTCGTTGCGAGTGTCGTTACACACCTTCTGGAAGAGCTGGCGGAACAGATGCGTCAGCAGTGCGCCCGTAGTGACAACTCGCTTGTTCGGATAGGCGTCGCGATCGTCCAGCGCAACCTGCTTGTGGCTCGTCAGAAGGAGACGACGAACCATGCTCGCGGTGAGCATACACTTGCGGCTGTTGTGAACCGGAAGTCCTAGAGGCTCGCCTGCGAATCGGACGTGGGGGAGATACTCGCTGCCCAGGAGTTGACGCACGTATGCGCACTTGTCCTCTTGGTTCGTTCCGTATTGAAGATGGTTGGAAAGGTACGCAACTGCCTCGTCTTGGGTGAAGACGTTGAGTTCGGCACAGTCTCGGAAAGAGGCACCGAGGAGTTCCACGTGGTGGTCCCCAAGTGAGCCCCAGATGAGGCGGGCGATGTCAATATCCTTCGTGACTCCAAGGGCGCGGAAGAAGACCATGGCAGGCATGTCCTCACGGAAGCGAGGCACGCATGCGAGTAGAGGATATCCGAATCCATTGAACTTGGACGACAAACGGATTTCCAACTTCTTGGGTGGCATCGTGAAGCTCTCGTGGAGTGACTTCATCTCCACCGAGTATGTGTGCTTGCTCGCAGTCTTCTTTGCTTGGAAGACCATGATACGGTTGTCGGCAACCTTCTCCTGGCAGAGGATGGTGCGCTCCGAACCATGGACGATGAAGTATCCGAGCGGATCGTGGGCGCATTCGCCATACTCCTCCAGAGACAGTGGATAGTCCTTGAGCAGACACAGCGACGAACCAAGCATCACTGGAAGCTTGCCAAGCGAGATGCCCTCAAAGATCCGGAACTCCTCGTCATAGGTGTCCAGGTTCGGGCCCTTATACGTGCGAGCCGTGAACCGGACGTCGGCATACATCTGAGCAGCATATGTGAAGTTGCGAACACGAGCCTCCATAGGAAGCATCGGCTTGACGCGACCCGTGGCCTCCTGGATGCGAGGCTTCATATACGTGACCTTCTCAAACGACAACTTGAACTCATACTTATACTTTTTGATTTCGGGATCCTGCTCATGCCACACCGTGATGGGTGGCGTGGACTGGATAATCAGCGGAAGCTTGTTGCGAACAAAGTCCTCATATGAGTCAACCTGGTGATCCACGAGACGACGAACACCATTGGCAAAGTGTGCCTTAACAGCATCCCAACAGTCAGTCATGGTGCCTACTTTAGTGGAACCTATCTGTAAACCGCGTTTGGTTCGTTTTGATCTCCGCCGCCAATGTAATTAATGGGTCAATGCGGTTCTCGCGAGGCGGCACTACGGAAACAACTTGTGAAACTGGACAAGGAGCGTGCCGATATTATGAAGAGGCTGGAGGCGGAGAAGTCCATTCTTCAGAAGATTGAGGCGGAGAAGCCTGTTTTTCGTAAGGAGATCGAAGACATGATTGCGAAAGCACACAATCCAACTCGCGAGACATCTACGATGTATATGTCGTCTGGACTGCATATGACGGATCTTTCTGTATATGGAGATGTTGAATGGCCTACCGTAGCGCAGGAATTGGACATCAAGAAAGTTGTGCAATACGATATTCGTGGTAAGTGATAATGAGCGACGGAATCAAAATTGTCAAGATGGGGAGCGGACCCGCCGATCCACCCAAGCAGGCTGGGAAATCTCGCAAGGCACCTGAGAAGAAACCAAAGTTTGGGATTCTCAAGGGTGGGAAGACCGCGCGCAAGAAGGCTCGTTTTGAGGCTGTCGCGGATCCTGCCAAGGCTCCTCCCATGAAGAAGATGAGCAAGCTACGCATCATTACGGAGAAGGGCGCCAAGACCCGTCGCGCCAAGATCGTAGACGATGCTCGCAAGATGCCCATCGGTCGGATCCGGAATACGTTGCGGAAGAATGGATTACCTATCAAGGAGACCACGCCCGAGAAGTTGACGCGGAAGATTTACGAGGACGCTCAGGAGGCCGGGATGATTTCCTCTGAATAAACCAATGACAGCCGTATGGGGCCCGATGGGCTGGATGACGCTTCACTCTGTTGCCACGATATACCCTGAGAGTCCGACGCAATCGGAAAAAGATCTCATGTTCTCCTTCCTTGACATGTTCCGGGACACGATCACATGCGTTCACTGCAAGGATCATTTCACATCCATGTTGGAGAACTATCGCAGGACATTCCCGAACATGCTCCAATCGCGCCATGAACTCGTCATGTTTTCATTCCGAGCGCACAATGCCGTCAACCGCCGGCTGAACAAGCCACTTCAAATGAGCGTGTCCGAATGTATGGGCACTTTACAGAACAATATTAAGACGCGAAGTGCGAAAGAATATCGGAATGCGTATTTTGCTCATATTGGACGATACTGGTCGACTCTCCGAGATGTGACTGGGATCGTAGCGCTCAAAAAGATCCG